GGCATTCTCGATTGGTTCCGTACCAATTAAGAAGCTACACAGCACCGATACCGTTGCTACAACCAAGGATGGCTTGCAGTTCCGCATCTCGAAAGGCTCTAGTTTCTTAGAGAATGAGCAGAAGGTTCGCATCGACTTCCGTCCAGCATACGCGGCGTTAAACCCGTTCTTCGCTGGTCAGGGTTACGGTTCGTAAGGTAATAAGACGCCCCCTTCGGGGGGCTTTTTGGAGGTCAAAGCATGAAAACAATTACTTATATGCGCCCAAGTGGTCGCCCAATTACCCTTAACGATAACGAGGCTACCAGAGAGATGGCCAAGCGTATGGAGTGGAAAAAAGTTAAGAAGAAAGCACCGGCAAAGCCAAAAAAAGAGGTGTCAAAAGATGGAAACAGCATCAACTCTGATTAAGTCAGCGTTACAGGAGATACTTGTTCAAGCATCTGAGGCACCGATTGAAGCAGACCAGGCGCAAGATGCTATCCGATATCTCAACCGAATGATGGCAGCGTTACAGGCTAATGGTATCGACCTCGGTTATACCAACGTCACAAGCCTAGCCAGCCCCATAACCGTTCCTGATGGCGCTATCGATGGCATGGTTTCAAATTTAGCGCTTCGACTATTTCCCCAATACTCAGAGCCAGGAACTCCGGTAGATCAAGTTCTTTTCCGTGAAGCTGCCGAGGGCATGAAGATACTAGAGCGTCTAGGCGTTACAATCTCACCTACAAGTTACCCTTCTATTTTACCTGTTGGCTCTGGCAATGAGAGCGATGGTGCATGGGATGATAGGTTTTACGCAGACCCAAGTCAGGCCGTACTTGATGAGCGCGGCGGCTTTATATCAATCGAAACGAATACGGAGTTACCCTAATGTATAACAGGCTAATAGGCGTTAAAAAAAGCCAGTTCATAGGCGACACTGCCGCCCCGCCAAGCGCGGCGACTTTCGATTATGTTTATAATGGCCGTAACACGAAAATAACATTCACCGACTTGATTGCCTCGCTGGGCGTTACCGGCAGCATTGAGCAGGGTGGTGACCCTCTAGGCTACCCCGTGTTAGATACTCAAGGGTCAGTTAATGTTATTAGAAATTTAGTCGAAGGTTTTGGCATATCTGTCGAGATTACGCCGGAAAACGACCTCAAGCTAAGCACTAATTTCAGCTTTGACGATACAGGGGCTAGAATTGTTGATGACCCAGAAAGCCCAGCGCCTAATTTTAGGTCTATTGTCGCCGGTTCGGGGATAACCGTTGGCGCGAGCGCGGGCAGAATACAAATATCAGCTACCGACATTCCTCAGGCGACTAAAACAATCACCGTCTACGAGGAGTCAGACTTTGGCGCACCCGTTGCCGGTGTTTATACGCTTGATGCCGATACCGATTACTTCATCGTCTCCGATATCACAACCAACAATAGTTTTTATGGTGAGGGGACTGTGCAGCTTCGCGGTACTGGCGACAGAATCGCAAGCCTAACATATACCGGTGCTGGTACGATGTTCGTTTTCGATAACCCGCAAGTTAGAATGTTTAACTTAACAATTAACTGTAACTCATCGCCAACCTCAACATGGCTTGAGGTCACAAGCGACGGCTCTGGAAGCATGGCCGGTGAGCGCGTTGATATCATGGCTTCAAACCTTGGTGAAGTTAGTGATTTGGGGTTTTTTGACTTCGGCACTTCAGGCTTCAATATCACCGACTCAGGCGGTTATGGCTTAAAATTCCTCGGCACTACCGGCGGCATATTTGGTCTATCAAACCCATTTATATTTAATATGGGTAACGGCATTATATTCGATCTAGGCACCGTTGTTTTTGAGAAGATTGATATCCAAGACCCTGTTATTTTTAACACGAATCCGTCGGCCACTTTTATCTCTGGCCTGCCAGACTCCGGCAACATTAGCAGCGTCGGAACAGGCGGCACCGGTACGGTAAGAGATGGTCAAATAAACGGTTCAATAGTTGAATTTTCAGGTATTGACTCGGACGATGACCGGTGGATATTCAAGGGGAATAATACGATAAGGGATACGCGGCGAGATGCTATTGTCTCTACCCAGGGTAATACCACTGCGACGACAATCTCCGCATTAAGCCAGCCTGAAAAAATGGTTTCAGTCTTTTCAGAACTGCGAGCCTCTGGTTTTTCTAGCGACGCTACAGGCACTATAACAAACACTCAAACGAAGGGCGTTGTGGCTCCTGTTACTATGTCGATCAGCGGTAGAATGGACAGTTCAACCGATAAGGATTGTATTTTTTATATTGCGAAAGGAGTAGCCCCGCTAGACTCTTCTGATATTATAACTGAGACGGCAATCGAGATATCATTGCACCGCACTAAGACATATAGCGCAACATTGGTATGGCAGGGTGTTATTGAGGCGGGCGAGTCGATAGAGCTTTGGGGTGAGCAGGTAGAAGGCCCAGTTGATGATATCATTCTACGCGCAGCATCTATCAGGATTGATTAAATGCCTAAAATTCAGCTACCGATAGCACAAGGCTTTTACGTTAGTGACGCCTTGCCGATATCAAATCAGCAGTGCGTTAACTTTTACCCGAATATCCCCCAAACCGACGCGGTAACGCCAGATAATTTATTTTCGACCCCTGGCATTACTGAGATTATCGACCTGTCTAACATTGATGATATCTGTCGTGGCTCGCTCGTTATGTCGCTCGCTCCCTATTACGTTATAGGCGAAAAACTGTGGCGGATAGAGCGGGAAATAGTTGACGGTGTAGAGAGTTTTGTCTCTGTAGAGCTTGGCGCTATTGCTGGTGATTCTCGCGTTTATATGGCTACTTCTGGCGATCAGCTTTGTATTGTTGCCCCGCCAAATGATGATGGTGTTGGCTCGTCGTATATCTATGACTTACCAACCGATACGCTTGCTGAAATAACCGACGAGAACTTTGATGGCCCCGCTTCGACCGTTACATATATCGACGGGCTTTTTGTTTTCGCCAAGTACCAGAGCAAGAAGTTTTTTAACAGCCCTATTCAGGACGGCAGAGGCTCCCCAAGTGGTACGGCATACGATGCTCTAGACTTCTCGATACCGACAAACAATACAACAGATACGCGCGGGCTTATCGAGCACAAAGGGTTGCTTTATGTATTTGGCGGCGAGCGTGTTCAGATTTTTAGGAATACAGGCCGCTCCCCTGCCCCGTTTGTCAGCGCTAACGCCGAGCTTGATTTGGGCTTGTTTGCACCTCAGACGCTTATATTGTTTGGTGGCTCTGTGGCCTTTATTGGTGGTGGCGTTAATGAATCCCCTGCGGTATGGATTGTTAGCGGGGCTAGTCGGCAAAAGATATCGACTACAGCGATAGATAATGAGCTGTCGAGAGTTGCCGGATTGTCTGCAACAGAAGCGAGCGATGTTTTTTCATGGGTGTACGCAGAGTCAGGCGCTTATTTTCTCGGCATCACCCTGCCCGACACCACTTTCGTTTATGACCAGATCAATCAGCGCTGGCATGAGCGAAAATCTATTTTAGGCACCGGTATTACACAGTGTAGAGCTGCCAGCATGGTAACAGCCTATGGGCGTGTTTTTGTTGGAGACTTGCAGACCGGCAAGATAGGCCAGCTCAATGAGGATGCCAGAACAGAGTATGACTTTGTTATGCGCCGCTTCGTAACCAGCAAGCCATTCGATAACACCGGCAATTCTATCAGGCTGTCAAGTCTTGAGGCTGTTGTTGAGTCGGGTGTTGGCCTGCTAAAAGATGTGGAAGTCAACAGCAGCACCACAGAGCTAGGCGTTGTGACTACCGTAATGGGCGGCAAAGACCCGCAAATAACGCTGTCGTGGTCTGATGATGGCGGCTACAACTTTGTTGGCGACCGCTCGCGCTCAATGGGTAAAATGGGTGAATATAAAATACGTCCAATTTGGACAAGGCTAGGCAGGTTTCCTCGCTCTAGGGTTGTTAAGCTGGAGGTAACAAGCCCTACCAAGGCGACCATAATAAAATTGGAGGCATCAATTGGATAGGCCACTTATAACGCCTGCATGGGGGTTTCCAATATTCGAGGAGGCTGATTTTGGCTTGGTTCCGACCAACGAGATGCATCAATGGATGCTACAAGTCACCGCCGCTATCAACACAGCCCCACCAATGACAGGCGTAGGAAGCCCAGAGGGTGTAATAGCCGCAAAGGCTGGCCGTTGGTATGTTGATACTGATATTGCTACAATTTGGTATAAGCAATCAGGTGACGGAGAAACGGGTTGGCTACTTACCATATAGAAGATAATTTCTTAAACGATTACGAAAGTTTTAGGAGTTACTGCGATAGCATTGATTATGACGGGCTTTTAAATCCTGCTGATGATGTATTTTACCCTGGCGTTTCTGATGATATCGGTGACGATGTTAGGCTTTTTTGCGAGGCCAAGTTATCCGAGATGCTTGGCAAGCCTATCAAGTTTGAGTATTTTTTTCTTCGCCTATCTGTTGATGGTGTCGATGTACCGCAAGCAGCCCACAACGATGTGGCAATGGGTGGTTATTCGTTTATGCTTTATATGAACCGACTAGACGACTGCTTAGGCGGAACATCTTTCGTTATTCATAATAAAACAGGGTTATCGACGACACCGATTAACGAGAAGCAGCTCAGCTTATGGCGGCGAGACTGCAATGACCTTGATGCGTGGTCTATAACCAACATGGTTGATATGATGCCAAACAGGGCGCTTATTTTTAAGTCTTCTGATATGCACAGAGCTTTACCTGTTGGCGGTTTTGGCGAAAACAAAGAAGATGGGCGACTTGTTCTAACGGGGTTTTTTAATGATTAGAGCCGGTACAGAGCAAGATATAGCTGCTATTATCAGAATGGCTAGAGAGTTCTGGAAGAATACAGCTTTCGATGAGGTTTACGAGCCGGAAATGGTTGCCTGTATGGCTCAGGCTTGTATTGATCAAGGGTTGATGTCGGTTTATGAGCATGACGGCGCTGTTAGAGGTTTTGCCTGCGGTATTTGTGGCCCTCTTTTGGCCTCTTCTGAGGTGTTAGCGGGAACAGAAATGGCGTGGTGGGTTGATGAAGATGCTCGCGGCGGTACGGCAGGAGTAAAGCTATTACGCCATCTCGAAGGGCTGGCGAAAAATGTCGGCGTAAAGTATTGGACAATGGTATTTATGGAGTCGTCAATGCCAGAGACTGTTGCGTCTATCTATAAAAAGATGGGCTATAAAAAGACGGAAACATCATACATGAGGGTTTTATAATGGCTGCTATCACATCTGCCGTTGTCGCCACTGGCGTTGCAGTAAAAGGCCAGCGAGACGCTAAAAAGGCCGCGCAAAATGCTGCGGACGATCAAAGGCGAGCCGCTATTGAGTCCGCAGAGGTTCTT